AACTTTAAAAAATTATACAATGACTCGGACGTCACTCAACGAAATGCGAATGGACAAACTCGCTCTGGATTATATAGCTTGTTCATACCTATGGAATGGAACTACGAAGGATACATCGATTCTTATGGCTTACCTGTATTCGACACCCCAAGCAAGGGAGTTAGCGGACCGCAGGGCGAAACAATTGAGCAAGGTGTTATAGAGTATTGGGATAATGAAGTAGAAGGTCTAAAGCAAGATCAAGATGCTTTAAATGAATTTTATAGACAGTTTCCACGCACTACTAAGCATGCTTTTAGAGACGAATCAAAAGAATCTTTATTTAATCTAACTAAGATATACGAGCAAATAGATTTTAATGAAGATCTTAAAAATTCTATAAATGTAACAAAAGGATCTTTTCAATGGGAAAATGGAGAGAAAGATACAAACGTTATATTTGTTCCTAATAACAATGGAAGATTTTTAATAACTTGGGTTCCTCCTCATAGTATTCAGAATAAAAGATATAAAAAAAATAATATCAACTATCCTAGTAACGAACATATAGGTGCTTTTGGTTGTGATCCTTACGATATATCAGGTACTGTAGATAAAAGAGGTTCTAAGGGATCTTTGCACGGCTTAACTAAGTTTTCAATGGAAGACGCGCCACCTAATCATTTTTTCCTAGAATATATAGCTAGACCTCAAACAGCTGAAATATTTTTTGAAGATGTGCTTATGGCATGTGTATTTTATGGTATGCCTATATTAGTAGAAAATAATAAACCAAGACTTTTATATTATTTCAAGCGTAGAGGTTATAGAGGTTTTGCAATGAATAGACCCGATAGAAAATACAATAAACTATCTGTAACAGAAAAAGAATTAGGCGGTATACCAAACTCAAGTGAAGATATTAAACAGGCTCATGCTTCTGCTATAGAAACATACATAGAGCATTTTGTTGGGTTAAAAGAAACAGGTTATGGTGATGTTTATTTTCAGAGAACACTAGAAGACTGGGCTAAATTTAATATAAACAATAGAACAAAACATGATGCTTCTATTAGCTCTGGTTTGGCTCTTATGGCTTGCAATAAGCATAGATACTCACCAGTAAATAGAAGAATTATAAAACCTGTAGATTTAGGTATCAAAAGATATGACAACAGGGGAACTACATCAAAAATAATAAGTTAAATGAATATATACACTAATTCAAATAGTTCTTTTCCTAGCCAAGTAGTTAGTGATGCTGAGAAAGCTAGTTTAGAGTACGGTAGCCAGGTAGCAATGGCTATAGAATACGAGTGGTTTAGATCAGGTAGAACAAATGGTAATAGATATTTAACTAACTGGAATAACTTTAATAACCTTAGATTGTATGCTAGAGGCGAGCAGCCAGTTCAAAAATATAAAGATGAATTATCTATTAATGGTGATTTGTCTTATCTTAATTTAGACTGGACGCCTGTACCTATTTTATCTAAGTTTGTGGATATTGTAGTGAATGGTATATCTCAAAAAGCGTATGAAATAAAAGCCTACGCACAAGATCCTTCTTCACTAAAGAAAAGAACTAATTACGCGTCTAGACTATACGAAGATATGCTGTCTAAAGAATATTTAGCCAACTTAAAACAAACTCTTGGCGTCGACATGTTTCAAAGTTCAGACTCTAATTTAGTGCCTGAATCAGAAGACGAATTAGAATTACATATGCAGCTTAAATATAAGCAGTCTATTGAAATAGCAGAAGAAGAAGCTATATCAACTATTTTTGCTCAAAACAAATATGACTTAATAAGACGTAGGTTAAATATGGACTTAGTCACTTGTGGTATTGCTGTAGCTAAAACTAGTTTTAATACAGCTAATGGTATTACTTTAGATTATGTAGATCCAGCTTATGTGGTATATTCTTACACTGAAGATCCTAATTTTGATGACATATACTACGTAGGTGAAGTTAAATCTATAACTATACCTGAGCTTAAAAAAGAGATTCCAAATATATCTGAAAAAGAATTAGAGCGTATACAACAAACTCCCGGCAATAGACAATATGTAACTGGTTGGGGTGGATACGATGAGAATACTGTGCAAGTTTTATACTTTGATTATAAAACATATCATAATCAAGTATTTAAAATAAAACAAACTGATCAAGGATTAATGAAAGCTATTGAAAAGCCAGATACATTTAATCCACCTGAAAATGAAAACTTTGAAAGAGTATCAAGATCAATAGAAGTTTTATATAGCGGCGCAAAAGTTTTAGGTACAGATCAAATATTAAAATGGGGTTTAGCAGAAAACATGTCTAGACCTTATGCTGATACTACAAAAGTAGAAATGAATTATGCTATTTGTGCACCTAGAATGTACAAAGGTAGAATAGAAAGCTTAGTTAGTAAATGCGTTGGTTTTGCTGATATGATTCAATTAACACATTTAAAGCTACAACAAGTATTAGCGAGGATGGTGCCAGATGGTGTTTATTTAGACATGGACGGATTAGCTGAGGTTGATCTTGGCAATGGAACAAATTATAATCCAGCAGAAGCACTTAACATGTATTTCCAAACTGGTAGCATCGTAGGTAGATCTCTAACACAAGACGGTGATATGAATCCTGGCAAAGTGCCAATTCAAGAGCTTCAAACCAGTGGAGGTAATGCTAAAATACAAAGCTTAATAACTACGTATCAATATTACTTGCAGATGATACGAGATGTAACTGGACTTAATGAAGCTAGAGATGGTAGTTTGCCTGATCGTAACACATTGGTGGGATTACAAAAACTAGCGGCTAGTGCTTCTAATACAGCTACTAAACATATAAATCAGTCAAGTCTATATATAACTCTTAGATTAGCTGAAAATGTATCTTTAAAAATAGCAGACGCTCTGAACTTTCCTTTAACTGCTGAGTCTTTAAAAAATTCTATATCACTATTCAACGTTAAAACATTAGAAGAAATAGAGGATTTAAATTTACATGATTTTGGTATATTTTTAGAGTTAGAACCAGATGAAGAAGAACAGGCTAAATTAGAACAAAATATACAAGTCGCTCTGCAAAACGGAGGCATTGATTTAGATGACGCAATAGATTTAAGACAAATTAAAAATCTCAAACTTGCCAATCAAATGCTTAAGTCAAAGCGTAAGCAAAAAATGATTAGAGATCAAGAAGCACAGCAAGCTAACATTGCGGCTCAAGCAGACGCTCAAGCTCAAACAGCAGAAAGAACAGCTGTGGCAGAGGTTCAAAAGCAAGAAGCTATATCAGGGTCTAAAGTTCAATATGAGCAAGCTAGAACTCAAATGGAGATTCAAAAAATGCAAATGGCTAATCAATTTGAATTAAACAAAATGCAAATAAAATTTGAGCAAGACATGCAGTTGAAACAATTAGAGGTTCAAGGTCAAGTTCAAAAAGAACAACAAAAAGAAGATAGAAAAGACAAGCGTATAAAAATGGAAGGTACGCAACAAAGTGAAATGATAAGTCAAAGAAACAATGATGGTTTACCAATAAACTTTGAACAACAGCAAGACGTTAACGCTTTTATGTAAACGTTGTTTAATTATTTAATTATATTATATTATGTCAGAAGTAAAAACAAATGAACCTGTTAAGCAGGAGGGTGACTTTAAGTTAAAAACAAAAAAAAGAACACCAAAAAAATTAACTGAAACTAAAGATGATATTACTAAAGTTAATATTAATCCAAAAGAGCCTTTGATTGAATTAGAACCAGAGGTTAAAAAAGTAATAATTCCCAAACAAGAAGAAAAAGAGGATGCCATTCAAATCGGAGAAACAAAAGAGGTATCTAGAGATGCACCATCCGGAGATAGCGACAAGGTGGAAGAATCTGTACCAAAGTCCAACGAGACTACTGAAGGGTTTTCTCCGATCCAAGAAGTAACTGAAGCTGAAGTTAAAGAAGTTGAAGCTGAAGTTAAAGAAGCTATAAGAGATGAAAAATTATTAGGCAAAGCGTTGCCAGAAAATATTGAAAAGCTAGTTTCTTTTATGGAAGAAACCGGTGGAACAATACAAGACTACGTTCGTTTAAACGCTGATTATTCTAGTGTTGATGACGTTACCTTATTAAAAGAATATTATAAAAAAGAAAAACCTTATTTAGATTCTTCAGACGTAGATCTTTTATTGGAAGATTTTATATATGATGAAGATATAGACGAGGATAGAGATATACGCAAAAAGAAACTTGCGTTTAAAGAAGAAGTTGCAAAAGCCAAAAACTTTTTAGAGCAAACAAAGAGTAAGTATTACGACGAGATCAAGTTGAGACCGGGCGTTACTCAGGAACAACAAAAAGCTATGGATTTTTTCAATAGATACAACAAGCAGCAAGAACAAGCTGATCAACAACATCAAGCGTTTAAGGAAAATACTAAAAAACTTTTTAGCGATGATTTCAAAGGTTTTGATATCACAGTAGGCGAAAAGAAATATAAGTATAATATTCAAAACAAAGATAAAGTTGCAGAAAACCAATCAAATATAACAAACCTCGTTGGGAAGTTCCTAGACGAAAACGGTAGTGTTAAAGATGTTGATGGTTATCACAAGGCTATTTACGCCGCTGACAATGTAGATAAAATTGCCTCTCATTTTTATGAGCAAGGAAAAGCAGATGCTATAAAAGAAGTTGTAAACAAGTCAAAAAACTTGAGTGACACTAAAGCTAGGACTACTCAAGGAGATGTGTTTTTAAATGGATTTAAAGTTAAAGCTATTTCAGGCGCTGATTCTACAAAACTTAAAATAAAAACTAAAAAATTTAACTAAAAAACTTAAATTATGGCATTAAATAATGATTTTGGTTCTATTAAGCCAAGTCAAAAACAACAATTAAACGATAGCAACTGGCTAAAGTTTAACGACGGTACTGCCTCTGGGGACACTGACACGTTCGCCCAGCAGTATTTACCTGAAATTTATGAACAAGAAGTAGAGCGATACGGAAACCGTACACTATCTGGCTTCTTAAAAATGGTTGGCGCTGAAATGCCAATGACATCTGATCAAGTAATTTGGTCTGAACAAAATAGATTACACGTTGCTTACAATGATGTAACTAGAACTGTTGGAGGGGCTAATAATGAGCTTACTTTCGCTGTTGGAGGAGCAAATCAGACTTTTACTCAAAACGTTATTTCAGCTGGAGATACTATTGTTATCTTAGACGACGTAAATAACACTGATCAAAAAGCTGTTGTAACTGCTTCAAGCCAAGCTGGAGCTCTTGCTACTTTAGTAGTTGCACCTTACGGAGTCGCTGATCTTTCTGCTTTAGATTCTAACGGTGGATTAAAAATATTTGTATACGGTTCTGAGTATGCTAAAGGAGTTTCTATCACAAACTCTACAGGCCTAGCGGATACTACAGGATACAAAACTATTACTCCTTCGTTTACTCAATTTTCAAACTCACCAATTATCATTAGAGACAAGTATGTAATTAATGGTTCTGACATGGCTCAAATTGGATGGGTTGAAGTTGCTACTGAAGACGGTACATCTGGATTCTTGTGGTATTTAAAAGCAGAGTCTGAGACTCGTTTGCGTTTCGAGGATTACTTAGAAATGGCAATGGTTGAAGGTGAAGAAGCTGTAGCTGACACTGGAGCTGGATCTCCAGGTGCTGCTTATGCTGCTGGATACAAAGGTACTCAAGGTTTATTTGCTGCCATTGAAGATCGTGGTAATATAAATACTGGATTTACTGCAGCCAATGGACTTACTAGTTTTGACGCTATTTTGAAAAACCTAGATACACAAGGTGCAATTGAAGAAAACATGCTTTTCTTAAATCGCCAAACTGCTCTAGATTTTGACGATATGTTAGCTGCTATTTCATCTGGCTCTGCTGGTGGTACTGCTTATGGATTATTTGAAAACTCAGAAGAAATGGCATTGAACTTAGGGTTCAGCGGTTTCCGTAGAGGTTCTTATGATTTCTATAAAACCGATTGGAAATACTTAAACGACGCTTCTACGCGTGGTGCTTATGACACTCTTTCAGCTAGCGTTGAAGGTGTTTTAATACCCGCGGGAACTTCAACTGTTTACGATCAAGTACTAGGAACTAATATCCGCCGACCATTCTTACACGTGCGTTATAGAGCTTCACAAGCTGACGACCGTAGAATGAAGCAGTGGTTAACTGGTTCTGCTGGAGGAGCTTTCACATCTGATTTAGATGCTATGGAAGTAAACTTCCTATCTGAAAGATGTCTTTGTGTACAAGCCGCGAATAACTTCGTGATTTTCAAAGGAGCATAATTCAAAAACAATGTAATTATTACCCTCGTTGTATTGACGGGGGTAATTATTACTCTTATTAACATTTATATTATATTATATTATGGCTAAAAAAGCTAAAGCAGTAGAAACTGTTGAGGTTGCACCTCAAGAGGTTGCGGTAAAAACCGCTCCTAAACCCACAAAACCAACGTGGGAAATTAAAGATAGAACTTATTTTTTAAAAGGAAAAAAAACACCTTTAACACATACCGTAAACTCTAGGCACACTTCTAAACATCCTTTGTTATGGTTTGATGAAAAAACAGGTCAACAACATGAAATTAGGTATGCTACTAATCAGTCTTCTCCATTAGTAACAGAGCAAAAAGGAGAAGCTACACTAGGGCATATTATATTTAAAGAAGGCACGTTGTTTGTTCCTAAAGAAAAACAAAATTTACAAAAGTTATTATCTATATACCATCCAGCTAAAGATAAATTATACACAGAATTTAATGCTGTTGTTGTAGCTGAAGATCAATTAGGCGTGCTTGAAATGCAGATAAATGCTTTAAATGCAGCTAGAAATATGGATATTGAATTTGCTGAAGCAATATTAAGAGTTGAATTAGGTTCTTCTGTAACTAAAATGAGTTCTAAGGAACTTAGAAGAGATCTTCTGTTATTTGCTAGAAATAATCCAAAACTGTTTATTAACTTAGCTAACGATGATAATGTTCAACTTAGAAACATAGCTCTTAGAGCTTCTGAAGCGGGTATTATTAAACTGTCTGCAGATCAAAGAACATTTACTTGGGGATCAAACGGTAGAAAATTAATGAACGTACCTTTTGATGAAAACCCTTACTCAGCATTTGCTGCTTTCTTAAAAACAGATGAAGGTGTTGAGATCTATAAATCTATAGATAAAAAACTATAAAAACAAGTGATACTAATACATAGGCGGTTTCGGCCGCCTTTTTAGTATTGTAATAAAAAATTAAAAATGGCTATAAACGTAGACACCGTATATAAAACAGTCTTATTAATTATAAATAAAGAGCAGAGGGGTTATTTGACCCCAAACGAGTTTAATAGAATAGCCACTCAAGTTCAATTAGAAACTATCGATGAGTACTTTCAGACTATATATCAACAGTCAAGATTTAGTCAAAATGAAAGTGAATACGGCGATAGGTATTTAAATGTACAACAAAAATTAGATATATTTAAAAAAATAGGAGACTGTACTTATGACGGTTCTGGTTTAACTAAAATATTTACGCCACCATCTTCTTCAGGTTCGGCTACTGGTACTCAAACCTACACGTACCAAACTACATCACCTTTAACAACTTCATACGCTTTAACAACTATAACACAGTCAGATGTAGAAAACAGTAATGTTGTTGTAACTTTAAATGGTCAACTTTTTAGTACTAGTGACTATAATATAACTGGAGGATTTTTTAATCTTACAACTATTAATATAACGGACGGAGATGTTATATTAATAACTATATATCCTAAAGATTTTTATAAGTTAGGAACTGTTATATTTGACGGTGACAAAGAGGTGGAAAGAGTAGAAAGAAATCAATTAGCAAAATTAAACTTATCTACATTAACAAAACCTTCCACTTACTATCCTGTTTATTTATATGAAAATAACAATATTATAATATATCCTCAAAGTATATCTTCAAGTGTTCAAGCAACTTATATAAAAAAACCTGCAAATGTTATGTGGAATTTTACTTCAAGCACTGGGCACTACGTGTGGGATCCTAATTCTTCTGTAGATTTTGAGTTAGATCCTACAGAGCAAACGAGTGTTATATTAAAAATATTGCTATATGCAGGTGTTGTAATAAAAGATCCTACTATAATAGATGTTGCGGCTAGAGAAGTTGCAGCTGAAAAAGCTAATGAAAGAAACTAATAACGCATGTCTTTAATAAAAGAAACAAACCAACAGTACTATCAAGGAGCGCAGGTATTTATTTCTGCAGAAAACGTACCAAATCCTAACGTTCAAAGTTTTACTACAACTTTTAATACAGATTTAATTTTTGGATCTTACAGTCCTGATGACACAGACTATGCTTTAAATAATTTTAAAATATACACAAGCAGCACGGGTTTACCAAATCCTTCTAGTTGGAGCGAGTATACTAGCGCTTACACTGTTGCTGGTAATGTTTTAACTTTTACTGATTTAACCAGTAACACATATTTAGTTGTTCAGCTTAAATCTGCTAGCGGAGGTTTATATGCAGAAACAGAAACAGAAAAAGCATACGGTAATATTGTTGAAAATAATTATGGCGGCTATCAGTATGTAAAATTAAATGACATTATAAATAATTTTATGGTCGCTTACGTTGGTATGGAAAAATTAATACTAAACGTAAAAAGAACAGATGTTATTTTTCACGCTAAAAGAGCAATGCAAGAGTTTAGCTATGATACTTTGAAAAGTATAAACTCTCAAGAGCTAACAATACCTCCAAGCTTAAGCTTACCGCTTCCACAAGACTATGTGAACTATGTTGGGCTTTGCTATATAGATAATTTTGGAGTTAAAATTCCTATATACCCAGCAGATAATCTAACAACAAGCCCTTATGAAAACCCTGTTCAAGACACCTCTGGTATACCAATTCAAGACAACTTTGGTGAAAATCTAGAAGGAACTTCAATAACAGAAGAACGATGGAAAAGAGCAAATGATAAGGTTATAAATCAAAGTCTTTTTAATAATCTAGATGAATATGCTCTTTGGGCTAACTACTATGGTTTTGATACAAATATATTTTACGGGCAACAGTATGGTATAGAACCTCAATACGCTCAAGTCAATGGTTGGTTTAATATGAACGAAAGAGAAGGTAAGGTTTCTTTTTCTAGTAATCTAAAAAACAAGCTTATTGTATTAGAGTATATATCAGATGGCTTGGCTTATGATTTAGAATCAAAAGTTCCAAAACTAGCTGAAGAGGCTATGTACGCATATATACTACACGCTATAATATCTACAAGAATAAACCAACCGGAGTACATTGTTCAAAGACTTAAAAAAGAAAAAAGATCTAAACTTAGAAATACTAAAATAAGATTATCTAATATAAAGCTAGATGAGATAGTTCAAGTAATGCGAGGAAAATCTAAGTGGATAAAACAATAAAATTAAATGGCTGAATCTAAAAACAGTTTCATTGGGTCTAAAATGAACAAAGACCTTGATGAGAGATTAATACCTAACAACGAATACAGAGATGCTTTAAACGTTGCAGTCTCTAGATCCGAAGGAAGTAACTCTGGTGCTTTAGAGTCAATACCTGGAAATGAGTTGATCTCATATAATACTCCAGGTGGTGTTTCTGCTACTATAATAGGTTTTGTTGTAGATGAAAGCAATGATAGAGTTTTTGTATTTAAAACTAGTTGGGGTAGCGAAGAAGATGCACCAGAAGATGCGTATTGTGCTATAGATGTTTTTAACCAAGGTAGTCAACTTTCACAAACTTTAGTTCACGGAAGTTGGTTAAATTTTTCTACAAAAAATAGAATTAACGGAGTTGATCTTTTAGAAGATCTTTTATTTTGGACTGATAATAGAAACCAACCTAGAAAAATAAATGTAACTACGGCTATAGGTGACGCTAATTATTATTACGAAGAACATCAAATATCAGTTGCTAAATACAGCCCTTATAAACCTATAACACTCTATAAAGAAGAAATTGAAAAAGTTATTGCAGTAGATTCTTCTAATGATAAAATAATTACAGTTAAACATAATAGCGGTATAGTTCCAGGAATGACCGTAATGAGTGTTGATGCTATAAACCCAGCTGTTCAGGGTGTAAATGCTTTAGATTATTTAACAGTAGAAAGTGTAGAAAACTTCCCTGATATTAATCCACCAACAACGGTGGTAACACTTTCTGAAATACCTAATCCTTTAATATCTGTAGATGATACAGCATATTTTGTTATATCTACAATGACAGACAAGTCTTCAAACCCATCATGGCCTGGTGATCCAGATTATTTAGAAGATAAATTTGTGAGGTTTGCTTATAGATTTAAATTTGATGATAACGAGTATTCTATATTTTCTCCATTTACTCAAATAGCTTTTATACCAAAACAAAAAGGATTCTATATAAATGGAGATCAAGAAAACGCTGTCAATAGTACTATTGTAGATTTTTTTGAAAATGGCATAAACAACATCGAGCTAATAATACCTCTACCTGATTCAGCGAACAATATATTAAATTCTTATAAAATAAAAGAAATTGATATTCTTTACAAAGAATCTGACGAAGTTGCAGTTAGGGTTTTGGAAACAATTAAAACTCCTTTAGAAGGCACTGACAATGTCTACGTTTACTCTTATCAGTCTAAAAAACCTGTAAAAACATTAGCGCAAGCCCAGACAACAAGAGTGTATGACAAAGTTCCTGTTAAGGCTTTTAGTCAATCAGTATCTGGCAATAGAGTTATATACGGTAATTTTCAAACTAAACATACACCTCCAGAGAGTATTAACTATAACATGTCCGTGACACAGAAAATAGGTACAGCTGGCAGTACTAATTTTATAGAATACCCTAATCATACTCTAAAGCAAAATAGAAACTATCAAATTGGATTTGTTTTGTCTGATAAATTTGGAAGACAGTCTGATGTAATACTTTCTACTACTACTACAACGACATCTGAAGCCGGAGGATTTAATTTTTCAGGATCAACAATATATGCTGATTATATAAAAGACGAGCCTAGAGGTACTAATATTCCAGACACTAACTTTATAGATCCTAGTGTAGCAGAGTGGAGAGGTAACGAGCTTATAATGTCTGTAAACTCTCCAATAGAATCAACCAAAAACTCTCAAGGAGCACCTGGCTTATATGCTAACCCTCAAAATAGTGGCTTTGATTTGCTTTTTAGCTATACCGCTACAATCGTAAATAATGTTTACACCTTTGCAGTAGACCCTAATGGTGATAATACAATACCTAAGGTCGGAGAATATTTAAAAGGAGAGTATAAGGACTACGTGGAGGTGATTTCAATAACAGGATCCGGCGTAAGTGGAGATCCATATATAATAACTACAGACGGTCAAGTTAGTACGTGGTATTTAAATGACCCTAAAATTCCTAGTGATCTTCCAGATACTAAATTTTCTTATACCTTAAATTCTCTAGGTTGGTATTCTTATAAAATTGTTGTTAAACAACTAGAGCAAGATTATTACAATGTGTATTTACCCAGCGCTGTTGGTGGTGAAAACGTAGTACCAGATAGCACAGACACTGATGCTGATGTTACTTTTTTATCTCTTATAAACGATAATATAAATAAAATACCTAGAGATTTAGCTGAAGTAGGGCCTGATCAAAAGCAATATAGAAGTAGTGTTTCTTTATTTGGTAGAGTAAAACCAACAAAAAACAATAGTGATTTTGGTAACGAACAGTTTTATCCAAGCAGAAGAGCAGATACATCTACGTCTATAGGTCAATCAGATGTTATTCTTAAAGACGTAACTACCCCAGAGTATTTTATTTTTAATGAAAGTTCAGATCCTATAGTAGCTAGAATATCTACTCAAAAACAATTTGGTTTAGAAGAAAATGAGTTTGTCCAGCAGAATGACAGATTTCAACTAGCAGTATACGAGACAGAACCTACTGTTTCTGTTATTGACATATTCTGGGAAACAGCTACATCTGGTTTAATATCTGATTTAAACTGGGATGTTGGCGTAGGCTTTGAAGGTCCTGTTGGTTTTCAAACAAAAGATTGGAATTTTCCAGAGAGCAAAGAGATAGGAAATTCTTTGACGCAGCCTTTTTTTCCAATAGATTTAGATGGAGTTGCTTTAACTCTTACAAATCTAGAAACTTATACAGTAACTTCGCCTAGAGGTGATGTGACTGGCGATTTTGATATAGTTCAAAATAATGCTGGTGAATATCAAATATTTTTAAACACTGTTTACACGTTTGTAAATGATAGCCACACGCAGGATGTGTTTACATTTGAAATACAAATAAACGATTCTAATGAAGAGTCTTTATGGAATACAGTAACTTTATCTTTTACAGAGAGGTTAAACAATGTAGTTCCTAATTATAATCCTATTAACTCAGGTGGTTTAGTTCCATATTATTACTGGAATGGTACCTGGATTGCAGGTCAAGAAATTCATGACTTTGAACCATATGAAAACAACCAAAGAATAAATGGTGATTACAGTAGTGATAACCAACCTGGTGACACTTTATATCCACCTAATTACACTGGTCTTTCGTGGGAAATAATGTCTGGTAATGATGAAGGTTATTTTAATCTTAACAGAACTACTGGTCTTATAACACTAACAGAAGCAGGGTTAGATGCTGGCATTGGCACATACTGTATAGATTTAAAACTAACAGATGCCACTGATGAAAACAATGATCCTATACCAGCTGATGAGGTAGATGATCCTATATATGGAAGCTTAAGTGTTACAAAACAAGTTTGTTTAATAAAAGGTTACCCGCCTATAAATAATCCTGGAGTTGGAGAAGGTTTTGGAAGTTTTACTTTTGCTGATGGTGGATGCGGCGAATGTGGTCCAAGCACTGAGACACAAAGTGTAATTGCTTACTATTCTGCCGTTGGTGAATTAACAAATGATGACCTGCCTGATGGAGTAACAGCAACTGAGTTTTATAGAATAAGTGATCAGTTAACAAGAGGGCAAATGCTAGTTAATTATGTAGGTTTTTTAGAAGTTACAGATCTTACATTTGACTGTTGCTCGGGTACTGATCCAGCAGGTTATGATTGGACAGGCACTGTTTCGTTTTCTACTTTTTACAGAGAGAATCCAGAATCTGATTGGGTGAGTGCAACTGATTTAAATAATTATCCTTCAGGCTTTTTTCAGGAACTTAGAAATAGAAACACTGGAGCTGGCGGTACTTTGATTAGAAATTGTAATAGATTTTTAGCTTTTGAAAAACCAGGAGAATATCTTTATATGGCATACCCTGTAGTAGGTAGCAATACGTTTGGTTTTGGAGCATTTGATGTTTATGTTCAGTCAGACGTTATAGTTGATGATTTACACCACTTGCAAGAGCCCTCTAATCCTTTACCTACTCCCCCTACAAACTCACAAGAATACGCGGCTGGTGTATTCGAAAACAAAGGCACAATGTTAATTAATGATACTGGTTCTTTGTCAGCTGGTCAGCTTATCTTGAGTTGTATTACAGCAGATCCTGCTGGTTCTATATACACTTGTAGCACATCTGGGATACCTACAGGTGGAGTAGCTATAAATGTCGGTGATTACTACAAAGTTCAAAGTTGCCCTGGATCTGGAGGTACAGGGACTTTTTATTGTAATGGACCTACAATTACAGATGGTCAATATATAATAGCTATAAGTAATAAGGCTGAGGGAGAATCAACCGTAGATGACTGGGTTATATCTGATTCACCTCCACAAATAACAGATTTATTAGGTTCTGATGATCCTACTTGTGGCAAGCCCATGCCTGAAAACTCAGTAGTTCTTTATTCTAGTTCTAAACTGCCTGAATATTCAGAACTATTTTTTACAGATCCTGAATTAGTTTTTGTTTATACGCCTACAACACCTGGAAAATATTTTCAAATAACAAAAGAAGATGATAATGTTATATATTTCAACAGTGTAAACCAACAGTTAGTTCAAGGGCAATTTACGGCAAACCCAGTAATAGACGCAGATGGTAATAAGCTTCTTACTTCTACTTATTTAAACAGACTAGAGTATGCGATTGGAAGTGTTTTTGCAACAGATCCAAATACAGGTGCATCAGAGTGTTTTACACCATGGCTTGAAAATCCTCCTAACAGATTTTAGTAATAATTTTTTAAAACAAGTGATTAATAATATATGGCCGCTATAATAGAACTTAAATATTATAACTCTTTCTGGTTAAAGAAGATACAGTGTATCGCTGATGTTTTGCCAAGCGCCACTACTGGAGGTGCAGTAGGAAGTTTCGCGTCTCAAAATGGTGCTGAAATAACTGTATCCAATACACTTACTGTTACTCAAATGAATGTAGGACAAAAGGTTTCTATAGACTATACAGCAGCTGGACAAGACGAAAGCTACGAAGGATTCATAATAAAAAGAAATAGTGATACCGTTTTTACCTTAAACACAGTTCCAAATCCAACTATATCTGGAAACCCAGATATTAACTTTGGACCTATCGAAGATTTTACAAATATACCTCAAAGCTACCGGTCTCTTATAGATCCTGAACCAAATTCAGATTGGTATATAGAAGAAGCTAGAATACGAGGGGGATACAACAATACTACTGTTGATTTTGGAGTTAAGGCCTATGCTGTTGACGATGTTAAGGCTGGTGAGATTAGAACGAATGCTATGATTTACTCTGGTATTTACAATTCTAAAACAGGTACTAATAACACTAATCAGTTTTCTGTTGCAGAGGACATTACAAGAGCTGTTAATATAGCTAATGGTGCAATACAAAAACTATACACAGAAGATACTAATTTAATAATTTTCCAAGAAAGAAAAGTTAGTAGAGCGCTAATAGATAAAGACGCTATATACACACAGGAAGGTCAAGCATTAACCGCCGCATCAAACGTTGTAATTGGAGGTATAAGCGCTTATAACGGAGAGTTTGGTATAAGCAGAAATCCAGAAAGCTTTGCTGTTTATGGATATCAAAAGTATTTTGTAGATACAGATAAGGGCGCTGTTTTAAGGTTATCACTAGATGGTATTACTGAGATATCAAACTACGGCATGTATGATTATTTTAGAGATAATTTAGGCGATGTAGGATCAAGAGGTTTAGTTCTTGGTGGTTTTGATATACACAACAAATGCTACACGTTAAGCATTCAAACTCCTAGAAAAACAGCTAATACTTTAAGCTTTGATGAAAGAGTAAATGGTTGGACTAGTAGATACAGCTATGTGCCTAACAACATGTTTAGTATAAGAAATAATTTTTATACTACAAAAGCCACTGGTATATATAGACACTATTCAAAAACCGTAAGTAGAGCACAGTTTTATAATGCTAAGTACAACTCTACAATAACATCTATATTTAATACAAATCCTTCTGTTTCTAAAAACTTTAAAACTATAAACTACGAAGGTCAAGGCGATTGGTCTTTATCTTCTTTTAGCACAGGACAGGATAGAGCTATGCCTGTAGGTGTTTTTGTAATGCCTACTAGTTTGTCACAAATGGATAATCAATATTTGCAAAACCAGTTTAAACAGAAAGAAGATAAATATTTTTCTAATCTAATTAATACTTCTTTGTCATCGCAAGGAGAAGTTGTATTTGGCAACTCAATATCAGGCGTAAAAGGTTTTACAGCTACAGCAGTGTTTTTAACAAAAAACAACGGAGGCTATAGCAATAACAGCGAGCTGTTTGCAGTGTCTACTGAGTTTGTAGAATCTTCTTATTAAATTTAATTAAATGGAAAACACTTTAACAGAACAAGAGTTGAAAGAAATACAAAAAATAGAGCATTTTAGAAACAACATAATGCTTTTTGAAAAACAACTCTTAGATATAGAAGGATCATATGGAGATCCTAAAAACCCTGGAATGAGTGAATCTGCAAACGAAATTAATCCATTAACACATACTTTTGCAGATGGCTTATATATTAGAGAAATATTTATGCCTAAAGGTCAAATAATTTCTACTGGAATACATAAGAAAAAACATCCTTATTTTGTATTAAAAGGAGAAATATCAGTGTTAACTCAAGATGGTATAACAAAAATTAAAGCTCCTTATCACGGTATAACAGATCCAGGTACTAAAAGAATAATATTTATACATGAGGATTCAGTATGGATAACAGTACACGCCACAGACAAAGACAACGTAGAGGAAACTCTTGGTGATATAGTGGCTAAAGATTTTGATGATCCTGAAATTAGCATAGAAAATATGAAAAAATATTTAAAATTAAAAAACAAATAATATGAGTGTAGTAGCAGCAGGTATCGGTGCAGGCGCTAGTATAATCGGTGGAATTATGGGGCGTTCTTCAGCAAAAAGAGCAGCAGAAAGAGCAGCTAGAGAAAGAAGAAGACACATGGCTAAGGTGAATAGTCTAGAAAAAAGTAGACAAAAAATTATAAATCCTTACGCTAATACAGAAAGCGTAGCTGGAATGGCTAAAAATCTAACCGATGAAATGACAAATCCATTTGCTAATTTAGGTGTTGCTACAAAAGCGGCTGAAATGCAAATAGAAGAAGCCGATTTATCTTTAGCAAGCACGCTAGACTCAATGGTGGCTAGTGGCGCTGGCGCAGGTGGAGCCACCGCTTTAGCACAAATGGCTTTAAAGTCTAAACAAGGAGTTACCGCTAGTATAGAACAACAGGAGGTTGCAAACGAAAAACTAAAAGCAGAAGGTGAACTTGAATTACAAAACAAAAGATTAGCAGAAGAGCAAAGAATTCAAGGTATAAAAATGTCAGAAGCTCAAAGATTACAAGCTGCAGACGCTGCAGGAAAACAATTTATGTTTAATGCAAAAGAAGATAGACAAAACGCTAAAATTAATAGGCATGCTGCTTTAGCTGGGGCCGCCTCTCAAGCTCAAGCTCAAGCTCGAAGAGATCAAACATCAGCCACTACAGGAATGATAGGTGCGGTAGGTTCAATAGCCGCGTCTGCATTTGCGCCACGTTAATATTAAAAAATGGAAGATAAAAACACATTAAATAACCTTGTATTAAAACAATACAACGACAGCAACGCTATAGCTTATGACACTGGTTTTATCTCTAGCACGTCTGACTACAGTTATAATATACTTGAAAGAGCTTACGAAGGTACTAGCGTTATATATGCTAAACTAAAAATGGCAATAAAAAATAAAACATGCCAAGATCCTTCTTGCTACAAAGAAAATAAAATGCTGCAACAGTTAAATGCATCTCCGCAGTTAACAGTAGATTTTTTAGAAAACATAATAGGTGAGCTATCAGTTACAGAAACACCGAATTACGATGTAAACAATAATTACGAATATTTAGTAGCTAATTCTATAATGAATAGCAAAGCAGGCTTTTCCAAAAACGACGGCTATATGGTTACTCTTAATTTACTTCAAGACGGAAGTCAAGAAATAATTTTTGAAGGGCCTTTGTTTACAAAGCCTTTGATAATAAATAGCACCGCTTTAAAATCTTTAAAAAATTCAGATATAGATTTAATAGCAGAAACACCTAATATAACAAAATTAATGCAATCTCTTTTAACTAAGGTTGGTTTGTTTTCTCAAAAAGATGTAATAGAAGATGAACTAAGTCCTCAAGCTAAAATATCAGAAGAGTTTATTATGAAAAATCCTGATGGCACTTTTGATTATGAGATAATAGACATAGGTGGAGGCAAGGGTAGAAACATACTTAAGTTTGACATGAATAAAATAAAACTTAAATCTGATCCTTTCATAAACGCTGAAGTAGCTGGTATGCTACAACAAGAGCAAGAGGTTGTAGCTGCGTGGAACGTTTACATATCTAAAGGCACTAGTGTAGATGAAGATGATCAAATGATGCAGAACGCTAACGCTGGTTCAAACGCTTGGTCTTATAAAGAAGATTTACCATTGTCTCAAGATAAAAAAGTTTTATTTGAAAGCAAATACAAGGAATACTTTATGAACAATTATTTAAAACCATTTTTAACAAATCAGTTTCCTACAGTTAAAGAAGATGCTGCTGTGTTTGATTTAGCAGAGGCTAAAAAAGCTAAAGCTCAAAAGTTCATTGACGATAACCAACTATAAATTTAATTAAATGCTGTTAATAGAAAAAGTACAGGAATTACAAGCAATTCAACCTCCTCTTGATCCTACAGAGATGAAGAGAAGAATAGAAGAGTGGAAA